GAGCATGTCGCGGCTGAGCGTCGGGCGCTGTCGCCGGAGGAGTTCGCCCGGGAGCGGTTGGGCTGGTGGGACGACCCGGAGTCCGCGGACGTGGTGATCTCCGAGTTGGCGTGGCGGGCCCTGTGTGACCCGGAGTCGGTGATCCCGGACGGGCAGCGGGTGGCGTTCGCTGTGGACGTGACTCCGGACCGGTCGTGGACGTCGATCGCGGTGGTGGGGCGTCGCCCTGATGGCCTGCTGCACGTGGAGCTGGTGGATCGGCGGCGTGGCACCGGATGGGTGCCGGCGCGGGTGGCGGAGCTGCAGACTCGCTGGCGCCCGGTGGCGTGGATGGTGGACGGCGCCGGCGGTGCGGGGTCGCTGCTGCCGGACCTGGCGGGGATGCCGGTGACAGTCACCTCGACCCGGGACATGGCCTACGCCTGCGGGGCGCTGTTCGACGACGTTGCCGCGGGTGGGCTGCGCCACCTCGGGCAGGTCGACCTGGACGTGGCGGTGCGGGTCGCCGGGCGCCGGCAGCTCGGGGACGCGTGGGCGTGGTCGCGGCGGTCCTCGATGGGGGACATCAGCCCACTGGTGGCGGTGACGTTGGCGAGGTTCGGGCTGCTGACCAGTCCGGAGCGGCGCGTTGACCTCAACGTTTGGTGAGGAGTAGAGGATGCGCGACCAGCTGAGCACGGCGGTGGAGCTGGTCGGGTTCACCCTGCTCGTGGTCGCGGCGTTCACCGTCAGCGCAACCGTCGGCCTTTTCACCGCCGGCTTCGTCGCGATCCTTGTCGGTGGCCTGCTGGGTAGGCAGCAATGACCCTGTTCCGTGCTCGGCCGCGGCCATCTCGCGAGCTGCGGGCCTTCACGGCGGCCGACCTGTGGGGCGACGCCCACTGGCCCGGTGAGGTGTCCAGCGGGGAGCATGTCACCGAGTCAACCGCGCTCGGTCTGCCCGCCGTGTGGGCCTGCGTGGACCTGCTGTCCGGGCTGGTGGCGTCCCTGCCGGTGGATGCGCTGACCGGTGTGGCCCGCCCGGTGGAGCCGGCGCCGATCCTGTTGCGGGAGCCGTCGGCGCGGCTGTCCAGCGGCGAGTGGATGGCGCAGGCGATGGTGTCGCTGCTCATCTACGGCAACGCGTACGGGCTTGTGACGGATCGGGACCGGATGGGGCGACCAGTCCGGGTCGAGTGGCTTCCTCCCGCGACTGTCGTCGTCGACGACCGCAATGTGGCGGCGCCGCCCACGTACTCGGTGAACGGTGAGAGCACCGGCCGTATCTGGCACCTGCGGGCGTTCACCGTTCCCGGATCTGCCGTCGGTGTGGCTCCGTTAGACCGGCACAAGGAGACCGTCGGTCTCGGGCTCGCTGCCCGCCGATACGGGGCACAGTACTTCGGTGCGAACGCGCACCCGTCGGCACTGCTGTACACGGACGCCGAAGTCACCGAGGCGCAGGCTGTGACGCTGAAGGAGCGTTTCAAGGCAGCTGTGCGTAAGCGTGAGGTGTTCGTCGCGGGTGCAGGTGTCAAGTACCAGCAGACGCAGACCGCACCGAACGAGTCGCAGTACCTGGAGACACAGGACCGCATCGCCGCCGAGGTGGCGCGCATCTTCGGGGTGCCTTCCGAGTTGATCGGTGTGGCGCAATCAGGGGGTCAGTCCTCGGTGACGTACGCCAACAGGGAGCAGCGTGCGGCGGACTTCCTGATGTTTCACCTCAACCGGTGGCTGTCGCGTCTCGAGGAGGCGCTGACATCGGCGCTGCCGCGTCCGCAGTACGTGAAGTTCAACACTGGGGCGCTGCTCCGGTCGGACCTGTTCACGCGTTACAAGTCGTACGCGATCGGCCTGGACAAGGGGTTCCTCACCGTGGACGAGGTGCGTGCCTTGGAGGACCGGCCACCCTTGGGAGGGGTCGCATGACGCTGGAGATGCGCTCGCGCAGCCTCGACGAGTGCGGCGCACAGGTGCGGGCCGCCGCATCGGACAACGGTTCGCCGGTGTTCACCGGTCATGCCGCGGTGTTCGACTCGCGTACTGCGATCGGGAACCCGCTGACATGGGGCTGGTACGAGGAGATCGCCTCGGGGGCGTTCTCCAAGACGTTGCAGGAGGGGGACGCACGCTTCCTGGTCGACCACGACACGAGCATGCTGCTCGCACGAGTGTCCGCCGGTGACCTGCGTCTGGCCGAGGACAGCGTCGGCTTGAACGTCGAGGCTGACTTGGACACCGAGTTGTCCTATGCCCGCGACCTGGTGCGCAACCTTGAGCGTCGGCGGATCACCGGCATGTCGTTCGGGTTCCGCGTCACCAAGGACGAATGGTCGCAGGTCGACATTGAGGCCGGTGACCAGACTGTCTCCGCTGACTTGCGGGTCATCCGTGAGGTGCAGCTGTTCGAGGTGTCCGCTGTGACCTTCCCCGCCTACGAGGCGACCGATGCTGGCCTGCGCAGCGTCGCAGAGACCATCAAGTCATCCCGATTGTCTCCTGTCGGCCTAGAGACGGTGCGTGAGCCGGGTGAGTCCACTCACGTCCGTGACCTCGCGGTCCGCAGGCTGCGCCTGAAGGCGCGACGGGGCGACGCCGCCTAGGCACGTCCCAACCTCTCGGAGCCGGCGCTACCACTCCGAACCCTCCGGCCCCCGGCATCAGCCGGCGGTCATCTTTCCATGTCCGAGGAGGACACGATGGACGCTGAGCGTCTGCGTCGCCTTGTCGAGGAGCGGCAGCGCGTCTGGCACGAGCTGAAGTCGCTGCTCGACAAGGCGATCGAGGAGAACCGCGACCTCACCGGTGAGGAGCGGGCCACCGAGGAGCGGCTCAACGCGAGCCTCGACTCGTTGGACGAGCAGATCAAGCAGGGCCGGTCCCACGTCGAGCGTGAGTCCGAGGCTGCCGACGCGCTGCGCATCGCGGAGCGGGTCGCCCAGCAGCAGAGCCGCACTGGTGAGCGCAGCGACACCGACGTGCTGCGCGCGATGGTCGCCGGTGAGATCAGGGGCCACGAGTTCCGGGTCCTCACCGAGGGTTCCGCCACGGCTGGCGGCAACGCGGTTCCCGTCAGCTTCTACTCGCGGCTGGTCGAGCACCTGATCGAAAACTCGGCGATCCGGCAGACCAACGTCACCGTCATCACTACCGACGGTGGCGAGGAGCTCCGGGTCCCGAAGACCACGTCGCACCCGACGGCGGCGATCGTGGCCGAGAACACGTCGATCAGCGCCTCGGACCCGGCGTTCGGGCAGGTCGTGCTCGGCGCGTTCAAGTACGGGTTCACCACGCAGATCGCCGCCGAGCTGGAGCAGGACTCCGGTGTGGACCTGCTCGGCTACCTGGCCCGCATCGGTGCGCAGGCACTCGCGAACGGGGCCGGCGCGCACTTCGTTGTCGGCACCGGCACCGGCCAGCCGAACGGTGTCGTCACCGCGGCGACCGTCGGTAAGACGGGGGCCACCGGGGTCGCCGGCGCGTTCACCACCGACGACCTGATGGACCTCTACTACAGCGTCACCGGTCCGTACCGGCGGCGCGGTACGTGGATGCTGTCCGACGCCGGGTTGAAGATGGCCCGGAAGCTGAAGGACAGCTCCGGTCAGTTCCTGTGGGCGCCGGGGCTCACCGCGGGGGAGCCGGACACGTTGTTCGGTCGACCCGTGGTGAACGACACGAACATCGCCGACCCGGCGCTGTCCGCGAAGTCGGTGCTGTTCGGTGACCTGTCCGCGTACTACATCCGCGATGTGCGCGGTGTGCGGGTGGAGCGATCCGCGGACTTCGCGTTCAACACCGACCTGGTGACGTGGCGGTTCCTGCTGCGCACCGACGGGGACCTCATCGACACCACCGGTGCCGTCAAGGTCTTCCAGGGCGCCGCGACCTGACAGGTCGTCCGAGGTCCTGCGCCGGGTTGTCGCTCCCGGTGCAGGACCTCGGCGTTCGTTACGACACACGGAGGTACTCATCATGCGTGTACGCATGCTCATCGCCGTGTCCGGCCTGCGCAGCGAGAACCGCTGGCCGCCCATCGGGGGAGAGGTGGACATCCCCGACGCGGAGGCCCGCGACCTCATCGCCGCCGGCTACGCGGAGCAGGTCAGTCCCAGCGCAGCCCCGCAGGTCGAGCGGGCTGTCGTCTCCCCACCGGAGACGCGCGCACCTCGCCGCGATCGTAGCCGTAGCAGGTAGGCAATGCCGATCCTCACCCTGGCCGAGGCGAAGTCACAACTGAACATCTCCACCAGCGCCGACGACGCCGAGCTACAGACCTACATCGACGCTGCTGAGACGGTCGTCGACACGCTGTGCGGTCCGGTCATCACCAGGACGGTTACCGAGACGGTTCGCGGCGGGGGTCCGACTGTCATCCTCCGTACCCCTCCGGTTGTGTCGCTGACCTCGATGGTCAGCATCCGTCCGACAGGGCCGACTGTGGACGTGTCGACGTTGCACCTGGACGGCCCCAGTGGCGTCGTCCGGATGAAGAGCGGCGGCTGGTTCACCGAGGACGTGTACACCGTCGTCTACAGCGCCGGCCGCGGCACGACCGCACCGGCGAACATCAACCTCGCGGCGCGCATCATCGTCGCCCACCTGTGGCGCACCCAGCGCGGCGGGATGGCCCCCTCGGTGCTCGCTGACGACGACACGGTGACCCAGGTCGCCGGCGTCGGGTTCGCCGTGCCGAATCGGGCGCTGCAGCTGCTCGGTCCACGTCCGGCGAACATCGTGGTGGCCTAGGTGGCGACCTCCACTATCCCGGCGGCGATCGACGGGCTGCTCGCGCTGCTCGCCGCCCGCCCCGCACTGGCGGGTGTCCCGCTGTATGACGGGCCGCCGTTGAGTGAGACCTCGACGCCGCATCGGATCGTCGTCGGCTACGACGGCACGGACCAGTCGGTGGACGGGGACCAGGAATGGGCGTCGAGCCCCTACCAGGCGCCGACGAGCCGGGACGAGCGCTACGTCATCCGGTGCCTTGCCGAGGCGTGGACGGGGAGCACGACGCTGAAGTCAGCGCGGGACGACGCGTTCACGTTGCT